CCCAATCATTATTTTGTAACAGGTGAAGAGGTAGCATATTCTCATAATGGTAGTCCAATTGGCATTGCAACCACCACGGTCGGGGCTGGTTCTACTGATCTTTTACCTGGCAATCTATTCATAGTAAAAGTTGATGACTTAAATGTTCAGGTTGCATCAGCAGCATCATTCTCTCTGGCGACTGTTCCAAAAATTCTAGATTTGACCACATTAGGTGTTGGTACAGTCCATACTTTAACTTCTAAGTATTCTAATAACCGCTCATTGTTTACTGTTGATAACATCATACAGAAGCCCGTTATTGCAATTGCAAAAACAACTCTTGTCACTAATTCTTTAAGTTATTACGAGAACAAGATTACACTTCAAAATCCATCTGAAATAATCTCAGGTGAGTTATTAAAAATAGATGATGAAATCGTTAGGGTTCTAGCAGTTGGAGTTGGTTCTACTAACGTACTTCAGATTGATAGGGCAAAATTAGGAACAACTCTTTCTGAGCATTTACCAAATACACTTGTAACTAAAGTCAAAGGCAATTACAACGTAACTGGTAATGTTATTCATTATGATGTTCCTAGTTATACTTCTGAAGACAATTATAATTTCAACTACACATTTTCGGGAAGGGTATTCCTTCGTTCTGGTGAAATCAACACCAGCAACAGAGCATACTATGACAATTACATTTTTGATGACATTACTACACAATTTAATGGATTAACTAAAAAGTTCAGTCTCACATCCTCACAATCTAATGTGACAGGTGTTGATGATAGTAATGCAATAGTTCTCATCAATAATGTTTTCCAGGCAACTAAATTTGATTATGAAATCACTGAAAGTATTGGTATTACTTCAATAACCTTTACCGGAACAGCAACTTCAGTTTCTTATGATGTCAATAATGCAACAATTCCTCGTGGAGGTATTATCGTTTCTGCTGGATCTACTCAAGGTTTTGGTTATCAGCCAGTGGTATCTGCTGGTGGGACCGCTGTTGTTTCTGTTGCAGGAACAATTCAATCTGTTTCCATTGGTAATAGTGGTTCTGGTTATAGGTCTGGATTGCAGACTGTTAAAGTTGGGGTCCAAACCGAAAGCACCGAAGTACCAAACATTCACATAATTGGCACTGCCACAATATCTAACGGTAACGTTGTCGGTGTTTCAATCACCAATCCTGGGATCGGCTTTACCGCTTTACCAACCAAGTTTATTAGAGAAGTTACATCAACTATTGCTATAGGTGCTACTAGAATTCCTCTGAATTATGTCCCTGGAATAACAACTTTTAATAGATTATCCGTTGGTTTGGCTATCACTAATGCAGCAATTACTGGTATTGGAACAACATCTGTCACAATTGGTGCTGGTTTTACTTCTAAAGTTGCTATTTCCGCAGGCACAACTGCAATCATTAAAGAAGATAGACCCCCCGTAGTTATTTTTGATGATCCACTACCTTATGCTAACATTCCCCTAATGTACGCTGCTGGTAGTAGTGGGGTTGGGACTCAGGCTACTGCATCTATTGTTGTCGGTCAAGGTTCTAGTATCATTTCTTTTGAAATCAATAATTCAGGTTATGGTTATAAGGTGGGCGATGTTCTTACCGTTCCAATTACAGGGAATATCGGTATTCCAACAGACCGATCAAAAACTCTGACTCAATTCAACATCGCTGTAGATCAAGTATTTTATGATGACTTTGCTTCTTGGAGTATCGGTGATCTACAAGCTTTCGATCCTCTTGATTCGTTCTTTGATGGTTCAAAGAGAAGCTTCCAATTGAGAATATCTAATACCCCAACGTCATTGAAAACAAAGCCTGGTTCTCCGATTGAACTCAAGTATAATTTGCTCGTCTTCATCAATGATGTGCTTCAAATCCCAGATATTGCATACACCTTCAATGGTGGCAGTATTATAACATTCACTGAACCACCACAAACAACCGATAAGTCTAAAATTGTTTTTTATCGTGGTACCTCAGAACTTGATACCCTTGTTGTTGACATTATTGAGGATATTAAAATTGGCGATAACCTAATCATTAACAGTGAGGACGCAAACTATCAGCAGACAGATCGACTCATTTCGGATATTATTACAACTGATTCAGTCAATACTACTCTTTATGATGGTGTTGGCATTTCTTCTAATGAAAGTTTACTGAGACCCGTGACAATTTGCCGTCAAACCAGTGACATTATTCTTAATGGTCAGGTAGTTGGAAAAAATCGTGTTATCTACGAACCAATTATTAACCCATCTGCGCAGCTTATTTCAAATATTAGTGTGGCATCAACACAACTCTTTGTCGATTCCTTAAGAACGTATTTCGATAATAAGGATGAGTACGTATTAGCAGATAAGGATAATAAATCAATCCGCATTATTTCTCAAGATGAAAATAATCTTGCATACGAAACAATTAAGGACGTTTCTTATGATGGTGATTTTGGTGTTATTTCTGGTATAAAAACCACTGTTATTGGCGTTGCCTCAACAGGTCTAGTGTTCCAATTCTATATTCCACCCCATTCGATACTGAGAACCGATGGCTATATCTCTGGTAATGTCAGTCAACTAGCACAAGGTTATTACTTCAAAATCAATAATTCCAACATTGGTTCTGGTGTAATCTCCCAAGAGAACAATGGTACTCAAATTGGTGTTGGAACTACCTTTATTGATAACATCTATAGGGCTTATTCAGTATCAGTAGCATCTACAAGCGTTATTGGTGTTGGATTGACAAATGTTCTGGAAGTTACAGCTAAGGTTGATAGAGTTATCACCGGAGTTGGAATCAGTAATTATTATGGTAATTTCAGTTGGGGTAGAATTCATTCATTCACTAGAGCATCTTTAAATACCTTTAGTGTAAATCCAAGTGGAATTAGCACTGCGGCAATTATTCAAAGAATTAAGCCGTTAAAATTTGAAAATTACTATACCTAAATAAGTAAAAAACAATGAATTATGGCGGCCATAAAGACTGATAAGTTAAGGATTACTAATGCAAAGCAATTTGTGGCTGGGGTAACAACCACCACTAATTCTTACTATACGTTTTTAGGTCTACTTAATCCGACTGCGTATAAAACAGACTGGAATCAATCACCTGAACTCCCTAAAGATAACTTTTCACAAGAAAATGATTATTGGGATACAATGATTGCGCTTAAAAAGATTATGCCGAGTGATGTTCGTCTTGTCGTCAAAAAAAGCGTGTGGACGACTGGAACAACTTATGATATGTATCGTCACGATATTAGTGTTAATAACACTTCAAAACCATCTGGAGCGACAAGTCTATACAATGCCAATTATTATGTCTTGAATGAGGATTATAAACTATACATCTGCCTCAATAATGGCACAAGTCCTGAATATCCCGATGGTAGGCCATCATTGGATCAACCTACCTTTGAAGACCTAGAGCCTAGCGTTGCCGGTTCAAGTGGTGATGGATACGTCTGGAAGTATCTCTATACCGTAAAGCCAAGCGATATTATCAAGTTTGACAGTCAGTTTTTCATTCCAGTTCCAAATAATTGGGGTTCAGATTCTCAGACATCTTTAATCAAAAATAATGCCACTACTAGCGGCCAATTAAAGACTGTTATTATTACGAATCGTGGTGAAGGTGTCGGACCACCAAATTCAACTTATAATGTACCGATTAAAGGTGATGGAAGTGGAGCAGTTGCTACTTTGGTCATCAATAATGATTCTAAAGTAGAATCCGTGACTATCTTCAGTGGGGGTTCAAATTATACGTTTGCAAGTCTAGATTTGCAAGCTGGTGGTGTTCCAACCGCAACGGTTCGACCACAATTTAATGTTATTATTCCTCCTTCAGGTGGGCACGGTTTTGACATTTATAATGAGCTGGGTTCTTATCGGGCAATGATTCAATCTCTTATTGAGAACGATACCGAGAATCCAGACTTCATTCAAGAAAACGAATTTGCGAGGATCGGAATCGTTCAAAACCCTCAACAAATCAATTCAACCACCCTTTTGAGTGCAGACAAGGTAAGCGCATTATATGCCTTGAAACTTATTGGTATCACTAGCCCGAATGACTATAAAACAGCAGTATTCCAGCAGGATGGTATCATCACCCAAACTATCGGAACTGGGGTGACTGCAACTGGTCGAGTTGCTTCTTATGACTCTAATACTGGTGTTCTTAAGTATTGGCAGGATAGAACTTTAGCAGGGTTTAACACTAACGGAACTCAGAATAATACACCGACTTACGGTTTCAATTTAAACCGTTTTACTGCAACACCTTCTACTGGCGGTTCAGTGGTTATTACAGGAGAAACTAATAGTCTTAATTTACAAATTGATACTAACTTTGGTTCAACCGCTACACCGGGTATCACTACAGTTCTAAATAATAGGACATATCAATTGGGTCAATCTTTTGTAAAAGGGGTATCTCTACCAGAGGTTAAAAAGTATTCAGGTGATATTATTCACGTTGATAACAGACCATCAAGCCCAAGAACCCCAAGTCAAAAAGAGTATATTAAAATTAACATCTCCTTTTAATTCCGATGCCTAAAGAGACTAATCTAAACGTTTCACCCTATTTTGATGATTTTGACCCCGACAGTAAGTATTATAAGGTCCTAGTAAAGCCTGAATCCCCAGTTCAAGCACGAGAGATCAATAATCTTCAGTCAATTCTTCAAAATCAGATTGAGTCTCTAGGTAATCACTTTTTTAAAGAAGGTGCAAAGGTAATTCCAGGACAAACGAGTTATAATCGGTATTATAATGCAGTTCAGATTGACAACACTTTTTCTGGTGTTGATTTAGAGGTTTACCTTTCCAGTATTGTAGGTAAAGTTCTAATTGGTGAAACGAGTGGTGTTGAGGCTGTTGTTGATGACTTTATCACTTCAATTCAATCTAATCGCAACAGCGTAACTCTTTATGTAAATTATTTGGCAGCAAGTCCAAATGATAATGAACAAATTAAATTTTCAGACGGCGAAAATCTGTTAGTCGCTGAAAGCATAGTTAATTCTTCAATTGCTTTTGAGGCAAATCAGGCGGTTGCTAGAACGATTGCTCAAAATTGCAATTCCTATGCCTCAACCTTTACGGTTTCTGAAGGTGTTTATTACCTTCGGGGTTATTTCGTTGCGGTTGATACTCAGACTATTATTTTAGATCAATACACAAATAACCCCACTTATAAGATCGGTTTTACCGTCAATGAGGAAATCATTACGGCTGATATTGATCCAAATTTAACTGATAATGCAAGAGGATTTAATAACTACTCAGCGCCCGGTGCAGATCGCTTTAAAATTTCTGCAATTCTCGACAAGAAAGAAATCAACGATCAACTAACAGAGAATTTTGTTGAGATCGCTCAAATTCAAGATGGTGTTATTCGTAATACCCCAAATGATCCTCTTTATAATATTATTGAGGATAAATTTGCAAAAAGAACTTATGAAGAATCTGGGGATTATTATGTTCGTAGATTTGATGTTTCTTGTGTAGATTCTTTAAACGATAACATCGGCAATAACGGCATTTATCAGAAAAATTCAACTACCTACCAGGGTAATAATCCTTCAGATGATCTGGCAATCTATAAAATTTCCTCAGGTAAGGCATTTGTTCGTGGTTATGAAGTAGAAATCAATGCTCCAACATTTCTTGATGTTGAAAAACCCAGAACTACTAAAACCATTGGCAATCAATCTCTAATTTATTCAACTGGGGCAACTCTATCACTTAACAGAGTGTATGGAACTCCTGAAATTGGTATTGGTAATACTTTTGTGCTTTCTCTAAGAGATTCTAGAATTGGTGCATCAGATTCTGCGGCTTCTGGTGATGAGATTGGTGTGGCAAGAGTTTATGACTTTGCCTTAGAAGAAGGTTCATATCAAACTAATCTGGATGTTAATAAGTGGGATCTAACTCTTTATGACATTCAACCTTATACCAAAATTACTCTAAATCAGCCAATAACCCTATCAGTACCAGCATATTTTGTTGGTAATTCAAGTGGTGCAACTGGTTATCTAAAGAGTAATGTTTCAAACTCAACCGCAGTTACACTTTATAATGTAACAGGAAAGTTCATTAATAATGAAAGCTTTACAATTAATAACGTAACAAACAGTCGCATTGGGGCAGCAGTAACAAATTATGATGTTTCAAACGTTAAGTCTGTTTATTCTACGTCAACCTATGGAACTTTTAATGCTGACGTAGTTCAATCTTCGTCAACTCTTGTTGGGATTGCATCAATAACAGCAGCAGTTGTCAATGCAGCAAGTGTTATTATCAATGGACTTGGTTATGCTAATAACTTTAAGGTAAAAGATGTAGTCAGTTTTTCTGTTCCTACTCAAACATCTTTACCAATTTTAGCAACAATCACTTCAGTTACAACCAATAATCAATCAACTGTTCTTGCTGTTACTGGTGTAACTGGTGTTGATGGTGTTTGTAGCGGTACTCTACCAACTAGCGCAACACAACTGACTGATCTAACCCTTCTTAAAACGAACTTATTTGGTGATGGTCAAACTAGACTCTACACCCCACTTTCAAGACAGAATGTAAAAGATGTTGACCTAACAGAGGCTAACATCACGATTCGTAAGCAATATAAGGTTAATATCACTTCAAATTCAACTAATGCAGATTTCTCATTTCTACCCTATGATGAAGAGCGTTATTCTCTCATTCGTTCCAATGGTGTAATTGAACCTCTATCTTTTGACAAATTTCTTATCACCTCAGAAGGTTCCCAATTACAAATTAATGGATTGGGTGCTAATGACACTAATTCTGTTCTTATTACAACTCAGAGAAAGATCAACGTATCTTCTAAGGCCAAACTAAAAAATAGAGTTAATAGTATTATTATTGATAAGTCCTCTTTGGCATCATCTGGTATTGGGACTACCACAAGAAACGATAATTTGGCATTTGGTAATTATCCTTTTGGTACCAGAGTTCAAGATACTGAAATCTCATTAAATGTTCCCGACGTAATCATTGTTCACGGCGTTTTTGAGGCTCAGAATCTACAAGAGCCTTCTGCTCCTGAGATGACTCTTTCCAATATTAGTCCAACCAATAATACCAGTTCATTGCTAATTGGTGAACAATTTATTGGTGAAACCAGCGGGGCAGTAGCGATTTGTGCGGGTATTATTGATAATAATGAAATCAACTTTATCTACAAAAATGAAACAAGTTTTCAAGTTGGTGAGGTTGTAAGATTTGCAGAAAGTAACGTATCTGCAACGGTAAGCGATGTTAACATAACAAGTAAAAATATAACTTCATCTTATCTTTTTGATAACGGACAAAGAGATAACTATTACGATTATAGTAGAATTACTCGTAAATCAGACTCTTTAGAACCACAATCTAAAATTAAAATTTACTTCGACAACCTTTATTATAACACCCAAGATGATGGCGATGTAACTACAGCAACTTCATACTCCACTTTTAATTATAATTCTGATATACAATTTCATAATGGAATAAGAAACACCGACGTTATTGACATTCGCCCTAGAGTTAGTAATTATAGTGTATCTGTTGGCGCACGTTCTCCGTTTGAATTTGATGGTAGAACGTTCACCCAAACTGGTAACTCGGCAACCAATATTTTGGCTTCTGATGAAAGTCTTGTTCTTAACTTTGATTATTATCAGCCACGAATCGACAGAATTTTCTTGAATAAGGATGGTCGTTTCATAATACAAAAAGGTGTCCCTGATGATGAGCCTTCTCTACCACTTACTGTAGACGATTCCATTGAAATCGCAAAAATTTTCTTACCCGCATATCTTTACGAAACATCAAAAGCATCTATTACTGAATATGATTATAAGCGGTATCAGATGTCTGATATTTCAAAACTTGAGACTCGTATTAGTAATCTAGAGCAATATACCACTTTATCTTTACTTGAATCTGAAACTTCTAATCTATTTGTTCCAGATAATACTGATCCTGGTTTGAATCGTTTCAAATCAGGTTTCTTTGTAGACAACTTTAAAACTTTACTACCTCAAGATTCTAGTGTTGGTGTAAGAAATGCTGTAGATCCTGTTAATGGTGGTCTACGCCCCTCTCACTATACTAACTCTATTGATCTTATTGTTGGAACTAAAGAACTTGTTGGTGCAGGAACAACATCAAACATCGACTATTCATCAATTAACAGTGATGACATTTTAGGTGAAAATATCCAAAAGACAGGGGATATTATAACATTAAAATATGATAACGTCCTTTGGTTGGATCAGCCTTATGCCACTAGAACTGAGAATGTTCAACCCTTTATTCTAAGTTATTGGGAAGGAACAGTAAAGCTTAATCCTTCTTCTGATATTTGGGTTGATAACGTAAGAATCAATCCCAAAACCATTCAGGTTGAGGGTGATTATATTGATACTGTTAATCGTTTGGCACGTACTAATGGAGTAAATCCACAGACCGGCATTGGTCCTATCATCTGGGGCTCTTGGAGCCTTATGGGTTATGGTAATAAGCGATGGGTCAAGAGCGGTGGTTTCACCAATAAGCTCCCATCTGTATTCCAAGGCGAAGACCTTTTGGGTCCTGCGAAATGGGTTGGCACTTCTCCAGATGCAGTTGCAAGAGGTGTTGTTCCTAATAACGGTCTTTATGTTCAAACATTGGATGCAATTTATGGTAGAACTGGGACAAGAACTATTGTTACTGAAACTTTCGAGACACAATCTTTAGGTGACAGTATAGTTTCAGTGGATTTCGTCCCTAATATGAGATCAAGAAATATTGAGTTCAAAGGTGTTGGTTTTGAAAGGGGAACTAGAGTCTATCCATTCTTTGATGGAATTGATGTTTCTAATTTCTGTTTCCCTAAACTGATTGAAGTATCAATGCAAAATGGTACTTTCTCTATTGGTGAAAAAATTGAGATCGTTTCTTACACCGGCAATACTTATCTCTCAAGAGGATTTTTCCGATTAGCCAAACCAAATCATAAGGCTGGTCGATTTGATAGCCCAACTGAGAAATATTCAACAGAACCTTATCGTAACACAACTCTACCAGAGTCATATTCATCAACCTCCACAATTTTAAACGTTGATACTTCTAGTCTTGCAACTAAGGCCGAAGGTAGTTATTATGGGCGTATTCAAAATGGTTACACCCTAATTGGTCAAACAAGTGGTGCATTGGCAACTGTTAGCAATTTAAGACTTATTG